TGGTCGAAGCTACAGAAGGACAGTTAAGATATGAAGAAGCAGCTAAAGGTACAGCAATTGGCACAGCTGCAGGACTCAATGCAAAACAACTAGAAAGACTATCTAGTGTAGCAAAAAATGCTTCTATTGCTTTAGGAAGGGATCTTACTGATTCTTTCAATAGATTAATTAGAGGTGTTACTAAGGCCGAGCCGGAACTTTTAGACGAACTAGGAATTATTCTACGGCTTGATCCTGCTCTGAGAAATTATGCTGCTGCTATAGGAAAAACTAAAGATCAATTAACTGCATTTGAAAGAACTCAGGCAGTTACCAATGAAGTTCTCACACAAGGTGAAAGAAAATTTGATGAGATAGCACAGCTATTAGATCCAGATGCTTTTGCTTTACAACAATTTATAAGATCCTTTGATGAGCTATTAAACCAAATAAAATTACTAGTAGCGCAAGGACTTACCCCTCTCTTTAAAATTTTAACCGAAAATAGAAACACCCTTCTTCTTGCTTTAACAGGATTCGCGGCACCTATTGTTAGAAGTATTTTGCCCGACTTTAAGAAATTAGAGGTAGGCTCAAAAGAATTAGGTAATAAACTATCTGGTGTATTCAATTCCGCCTCAGAATCAGTTGAGAGGACATCAGCAGCGTACAAAAGATTAGGAACTGCTCAACAAGGTCAAGTAGCAGTAACTAACTCACTCAAAAATGTTACCTCTAAAACAGACAGCATTTTAAAAATTCAAGCTGGAAATATAGAAAATGTTAGCAAAAGAGCTTTAGCCGGTTTATTAACTCAAGCTAGGAGGGGTCAGGGCGCTATTACTCAAATGAGCAAAAAAATGGCAGCTGACTATATAGCTGGATTAGAACTAATGTTAGCAAAAACTACCAGTACTTTTGGAAAAATACAAGTACAAATAGGAAGGCTGGGCACGGGATTTAAGCTTTTAGGTCTCAGAGTAGGACAAGCAGTTATAGGTTTAGCTGGAATTGTGACTAAAGCTTTTGGAGTAATTACTTCTGTTATAAACGCTGCTTTTTCAATAGTATCCATTGTAAGTCTAATTGTAATATTAAAAGAAGCTTATGATGCTTGGAGGGGATATAAGAAAGGCCCCGATGAAGCATTAGAGGCTCAAAAAAGATTGGAAGAACAAACAAATAGATTAATAGAAAAGTATAAAGAACTAAATGAAGAACTTTCAAGAAGCTCTAAAGCAAGAAGCACAGTAGGGCTACTATCTCTGTCCCAAACCATAGAAAATTTGGGCAGTTCTGTAGGAAATATCGATCTATTAGATTTAGCACTGCAAATAGAAGTGCTGGATAGAAATAATGAAGAAGCTACTAAAGCTTTACAAGGAACTATCGATAAATTAGTAGATATAGATGATGCTTTTGGTCTTTTTAATAATGCTTTAAATACAGGAATACCTTTAACACAACAACAAATTGGAGAGCTAGTTTCTCTCCAAGGCGCTTATGTTAATGCAGGAAAAGCTTCTAAAGGTGTAGCAGAATCTACACAACAATTAGCTTTATCTTTATCAAAAGTAGCTCAATCAGCTAAAAGCACAGCAGTAGATCAAGTCATATTAGATGCTGGATCTAATGTTGAAAATCTTACACTTCAGTTAGAAGGCGCTTCAAGAGAGTATAATAGGCTTAAAAAAGAATTTCAAGACCAAGAAGAGGCTTTTGCTTTTGGCAATTTAGGCGTTGTAACCCAAGAAGGGTTAGAACAAATAAGGCTTGCTTTATCGCAAGGAGGAGCAGAAATAGATGCGATCACCAAAGCATTAGAACAAAACCAAAGAGTACTAGATGCAACATCAGAGATTAGAGAAAAAATCTTTGAAATAGATTCAAAGATTCTGTCTAATGAATTAGAATCTTCCGCACTTAAAACGGTAGGGATTAGTCTCGAAGAAAAATTACAGAATATAGCAGCTAAAAGGGCAATACAAGAAAATAAAATTTTAACTGCTCAAAGAGCACTACAGGAACAGGAAGCTGTTATAGCTGCCTTAAAAGCACAGAATACTGATGAAAGTGAAGTAGCATATCAAAATGCTATTCAAGCTAGAGACCTTGCTAGAACTAGGTTGACTATAGCAGAATACGAAGTCGATTTAGAAGAGCAGAGAAATAGGCTCGAAGAAAGTGCGATATCATTTCAAAAAATATCTCTATCTCTTAAAGAAAGAGAATTAGAGTCTCAGAGAAGGTTAAACACAGCTAAATTACAAGAAAAACGAATTTCCTCCCAAATAGGAGGCACTTTTGGTTTTCAGAACGCTAGAGAGCTTAGAAGTGCTACAGAAAGTAATATAGAAGCTGATATAAATCTTAATTATCAAAAGCTAGCTCAGCAAGCCGCACTTTACTATCAAAAGCTATCAGAGGGAGACCTTATTGCAGCACAAGGTGTAGAAGCACAAATTACTGCTTTAAATAACACAATAGAGCTTCGCAAATTAGACCTTGAAATTTCTCGAAATCAGGAAGCTAGTTTTGTAAATAAAGTAAAAGGGGAAACGGAACTTTTAGAGGCGAGACGAAAGGGGGTTTCTCTTAATCCTTTAGTACAATCATTTGAGAGTAAAGTCTTAGAAGCTAGAAGTCAAGGTCTTGTTCTAAGCGCAGAACAACTCGCTACTTTAAGACAACAGGTAGAAGAACAATACTTTTTAAACGAAGCTATTCAACTTCAAGAAGGTTTATATAATTCTATTACTGAGGGAATGACAAATGCTCTTACAGGACTTATAGATGGTACTAAGTCTTTTAAAGATGCTTTTAAAGGTATGGCAGTAAATATACTAAAAGATATAGCTAGTATGATCTCTCGAATGTTGGTAATGCGAGCACTTATGGCTGTGTTTCAACCCGCTGCTGCAGGCCCCGCAAATATGTCCGCTATCGGAGCAAGTTTAGGACAGCCTCAACAATCAGCAGGATTTACATTATCTTCAGTACTTGGTGGCCGGAACGGTGGCGTAGCTTCTAAAGGTAAAATGATGTCAGGATATGCTTCTGGAGGAATTGCTACGGGAAGCACTTCTGGCTATCCTGCCATGCTGCATGGAACAGAGGCTATCGTGCCGCTCCCCAATGGACGGTCAATACCAGTAGAGATGACAGGATCAACCCAACAGAACAATGTTACAGTAAATGTAGCTATTGATAATCAAGGTAATGCTACTACTGATACTTCTCAGCAGGGGCCAAACATCGGAAATATTATTGCACAAGCAGTACAGAAAGAACTTCAGAATCAAAAGAGAGCAGGCGGAATACTTAGTCCGTACGGAGCAGCATAATGGCAATTGGATTTACAACTTCAGCACCTTATGGAAGCAGAGATATAAAACCAGATCGCTCTCTTCAAAAAGCAAGTACGCCTAAAGTTCTTACTGCTCGTTTTGGTGATGGATACGAACAAAGAGCGATTGATGGCATAAACAGTGTAGCTGAAACTTTTAATATAACTTTCGTCAATCGGCCATCCGCCGAAGCGGATGATATAGTAGGCTACTTCGAGTCTCTCGGTGGCGCAACCTCCTTTAATTATACAATTAGTGATACGAATGAGTCACCTCCCGAAAGAACGCTCAAAGTAGTATGCGAGACCTGGAATATGGTCTATACTCAGAACGACTGCCATACAGTTACAGCAACCTTTAGAAGAGTTTACGAAGCATGACAGATTTAATAGATGTAGTTCAACTTCATGAGATAGGTGGAATACTATACTTCTATGAAATTGAACTCTCAGGAGGAACCATATATCTGCACCCAGGAGTCGACGAGACTCTTGCAGATCTTGTGTTTGATGGAAATACTTACTCAGCATTTCCAATTGAAGTTACTGGCCTTGAGATAAATGCTGACGGAGCTATCAACCGCCCCGAGATGACTGTAGCGAATGTACTTTCTACTTGGTCAGATTCTCTTGGCGGGCTTCAAAACAAAGACCTTATTGGTACAAAAGTTACTGTTCGTAGCACTCTTGAGCAGCATCTCTCTACAAGCCCAACTGTCGAGTTTCCCAAAAAGATTTACTATATAGACAGAATCTCAGCAGAAACCGCTGTCTCCGTATCTTTTGAACTCGCTGCACCCTTTGATGTTACAGGTATCACAATTCCAGGTAGAACTGTAGTTGGAAAATACTGCTCTTGGGTATATCAGGGATACGATAGGTCAGATGTCGGTGGATGTACCTGGAGAGTAAACAGCCAGATTAATATAGACGGTACCGATTATAAAGCATATTTTACAGATGGGGATGTGCCAATTATTCCTTCTGGTGATACACTCACAATTCCTTACGAAACTTACACAGTATATTCCGCAGCTACAGCTTATGCTGTAGACGACTATGTAGAATATGATAACACTGTATGGAAGTGTGTACGCGCAGGAACAGGAAATACTCCAGACCCAGACTCTCGCTTTTGGGTTCGTGGAGATGTCTGCGGTAAGAAACTTTCTTCTTGTAAAGCAAGATTTCAGTTTCGACCAGACATAAATGGAAATGCCGATGTAGATGGCGGCGCACAAAGACATATGACAACCGAACCCTTGCCTTTTGGAGCATTCCCAGGCAGCAGGAAGTTTAGATGATCGAAGAGATACAGGAGCACTTTGACAAGTGGTATCCAAAAGAAGCGTGTGGCATAATTGGAATAGTAAAAGGAAAGAAAGAGTGGTTTCCTTGTGACAATCTTGCCGAAGACTACGAAGACTTCATACTTGACCCAAAGCAGTATAATGAAATTAGAAAAAGAGCTGACATATTCGCTATTGTTCATAACCATCCTGGCGGATCTTCTGATCCTAGTAGCAATGATATCAAACATTGTAACATACTAGGAATACCATACTGGATATTTTCTTATCCTGGTATGGACTTAAATATTGTGGAGCCTGAAGAGGTACTGAATCCTCTTATAGGCAGAGAGTATGAGTTCGGTGTCACAGACTGCCTAGAGGCAGCAAGAGATTACTACAAGCATTACTTTAATATAGAT